CTTCACCGACTAAACCTGTGAATGATGCGTGTTGGGCTGTTGTTCCCCTACGCAGTTGAATTGCGAATGCTGGCATTCTTATGCTCCCATCATCATAAAGATATCAGTCAATGGATCAGTAACAATGGTTGCCCATGATGCTGTTGATCCATTGGTTGTTAAGTATTTACCACTATTGCCGGTTTGGCTTGGAAGGCTTATTGGAGCTTCTGCCCAAGCGATTCCATTGGCAGCGGTAGAAGAAGCAGTCAAGAGATAGCCATCTGAACCTACGGAAAGAACAGCAGCAACATCGTTTGCACTCGCCACAAATATGTCACCCTTAGCATTAAAGGATGTAGCTAGTAAAGCTGATCCTAAAGCTGCTGCTGAGTTAGCAGCAGAGGTAGCAGATGTTGCTGCACTCGATGCTGAAGTGGCAGCAGATGAAGCAGAGGTAGATGCACTAGAAGCAGATGTAGCAGCCGATGTGGCACTTGTTGCAGCAGAGCTTGCCGATGTCGCTGCATTAGCTTCGGATGTAGCAGCATTGGCTGCAATCGTTGCAATGTTGATATAGGTAGTTGTGGTCGTATCAGACTCAGTAATAGATCCCATATCTCGAACAATGCCGGCACCAGTCAACCCTGTAATCGAGGTTAAACTATTGGCTGCCGATGTTGCAGAGTTAGAAGCCGAAGTAGCAGAAGTTGATGCTGCACTAGCAGAGTTAGCTGCTGAGGTTGCACTTGTAGATGCAGCAGTTGCAGAACTAGCTGCTGCAATAGCAGAGTTCTCGGCTGATGTAGCCGAGGTAGCAGCAGAAGCAGTTGATCCAAACAGGGTATCAATGTAAGACTTATTAGCAGCATCGGTAGATGCTGATGGGGTTCCAAGATCGGTGATCTTGTTGTTACCCATTGACAAGGCACCAGTCATTGAATCGCCGGCTTTAGAAACCTTGGTAGCAATATTATTAGTTACTGTGGTTGAGAAGCTTGCATCATCATTGATTGCAGCAGCAAGTTCATTAAGGGTATCTAAAGCACCCGGAGCTGCATCAACAAGGTTAGATACTTGAGTATCTACATAAACCTTAGTTGCTGCATCTGTGTTAGATGATGGAGTACCAAGACCAGTCACCTTAAATCCACCGGCAGCAAGATCTGTAGCAAGGGTTGCACTAGATAGAGTCTTAGATATCAAGGTAGATGCAACACCATCAAGGGTTACAGTACCTGTGGCATTAGGAAGAGTAATTATTCGATCTGCCGTTGGATCGGCAACCGTGAGGGTTGTCTCAAATGCATCGTTAGTTGTACCCTCAAAATCAATTCCGCCAGATGCAATAACTGCACCAGATAGAATTTTTGCTGAAAGCGTCTGTGAATCTGTAGTGCCTACAACATTGCCTGTGATGCCATGGATGCCAGCAGTTGTTGGAGTTCCGGAAGAACCAATGTGAGCAGAGAACTCATTAAAGTCACGACCTGAGATGATGTGACGAACTGTTGCACCAGCAGAGTGGGCAACAGCAGAGGTACCATCTTCTCCACGAGTAACATTGAGAGTCGTTCCACCACCAGAGGAACCAACGGTGATGATCTCTTCCTTGTTAGTATCTGGATCAATAACTAATGAGTAAGGATAGTTAGCTGGAAAACCAGTCGTCAGATCCAAAGTAATCGATGCAACAACACCATCGATTGAAGATGATAGAGAGGCTTGCTTTGCCGTAGAGGCGTAGTATCGTGTTTGTGCCATTCGTTACCTCTTATAGTGGAGTCGGGGAGGGTATAGATCTCGGAGTGATGCAGCTTCTTGTTGAAGTCGCTGCGTATACAGACCAAGATAGAAACGAGCTGTAGAGGCACCTGAGCCGACCGGCTTCGATTGGTCGAGCATATCCGCTTCTACGCTTTGGAATGGAATCTTTGCTGCATCGCTATTCATAAGTAAGCGAGCTATAGTTCCATACATAATTGCATCAACAGAACTTGATGGAAAACCAGTAACTGTTTCATATACATCACTATCTGATGTTAATGTTGAAGGTGCTTTAGCAAAAACAACTTGAACAGTTCTACCCGGATCGATAGAATCAAATATGTTAATAGTTTTACCATTAGGAAATAATGTTGTGTTGGCTACTTTATCTGTGTTGTATCTTCTTACATTAAGCCATTCTTTAGTTGATCCAATGGTCTGCCACTTTACATCAAGAACATATTCCGTAGCAGCAGGAAGAGAATAGGTAATCACAGCAGAGTTAAAGGAGAAAGTGTGTGTTCCTACCGCAAATAGTTCTGGATAAGAAGCTTGGATTGTGTCATTAATTGTTTGCTTAACAAGACTTCTAGGATAAATAGGTGCAACAATTACTTTGGCATTATTGGCAGCACTTGCTGCTGTTGTGCCACGAAATCCTCTACCCCATGGAGTGACTGTTACTGCCTTAGTAAGGTTATCAACCTTATCAAGATAGATAAGTTCATCACCAATCTCAATAAGACCACGACCCATTTGATTAGTTTCATTAACTATAAATGATGTATCGTTGGCAGTAATTCCGGCTGCTTGATTAATCCAAGTAGCAGTCTCTAGTTGAGCAGAACCACTTTGAATATTAGACATTACTTTGTCTACAAGTTGACCAAGGGTAGTTGACATTAGGTAGACCTTGCTCTTAGGGCAGCAGCAGGAGCCTTATCGGTTGTGCCACCTAGTTGATTACATACACCACGAAGATCTTTATAGTTAGGTCTTGTGTTACCAGCTTTGACATTCAAGGCACCAACAACATCAAGGCCGGTTGTGCCAGCAAAAGTGTTTGCTGCTTTTGCATCATCAACATAATCCTGTATAGCAGGATAAGTACCACCATTAGCAAGACGATTAAGTTCTGCTGTAAAGGTACTGCCATTAGTGCCTAGTGCCATTACTTGCCCTTCTTCCTTAATACTGCTGCATTATCCACAAGATTTGGATACTTGCGACCAGCAGCTTTTGCTCTAGCTTTTGCTTGAGCTTTCTGTGCAGGTGTTAACTTTGTAGATTTCTTCTTTGGATTTTTTGTATCCCAAAATGCTTTTTTCTTTTTCACCATTTCACCTTATCTGCCCAATATGCGGCTGACATCTTTCCTTTAGAAATATTCTTTGCATGACGAGCCTTAAATGACTTCTGTCGTTTAGTTGGTTGACGATCGCCTGTAACACCCTGTTGACCAAACCTAATTGTCTTAACCCGTGATCCTTCTTTGGCTACTACAACATGAGACTTGGTAGGGTGAGAAGGGGTTCTCTTGGGTTTATTAAACCCAGATACCCCTGCTCTTTTAAGTCGTGGATCTGCCTTACTTCTTTTTTCCGCCACGCTTCTTTGCTTTCTTCATTACAATTTTCTTGCCAGATTTTTTAGCATCTGCCTTAGCCATTGCCATACCTTTAGCGGTATATGCGTATTCTTTCTTTCCTACCTTTGGCATATCTTTACCCCTTTGTGTGATTATTTTGGTTTTCCCACCTGTGTTTATATCAAACGAGGCAGAAATCTCTATTGCTTTCCTTGCTTCATTTACTGCAACTTTAGTGCTTGTTGGAAAAATGTTAGCTCTTGACAAAGAGCCAAGTGCATAGGATCCACCGGATCCAACTGCATATATTCCACGATCATCTCTGCACCAAGAGAAATCATTATCTATCTGATAAATCTTTCCACGGACACATATTAAGGCATCAAACCCTGCATCCTCGTTAGGCATACCATCTTCCTTCTTTGGAGAAGGATCGTATCCATAGTCGGTAAAAGCTTGTCTAAGTGATGGCATTAGATCCGTCATCATAAACTTATCTAAATTAACTACCTTTGGTAGTTTCGGTGGGATCCAACAGAAGTTGGCAATATCCCCGGCGATAGCATCGCCAGCAAAGGCAAAGACATACTCGCCTTTTTCAATGACTTTATCCATGCCATTGGCTATAAACTTTTGACTACCTGAAACCATCAAGGAATCTGCTGCTATAAGGCCCCAGCCCTTACCTTGGATTCCAACAATGGTGGTCATTATCAGTCCTTAAAACTATTAGTGTTAGCATCGAAGGCTTTACCAGCCATATTCGATAGCTCAACAGCCCCTCGGATATCTTTCATATTAGTTGTTGCTGGTTCAATGCCTTGGTCTATCGCTGACTTGTAAGCATTAAGTTCGTTATCCCAAGCCTTCTGAGACATTACTCTTCCGCTATTAGCATCTCCTGTATTAAATTGTAATCCTGAAGCCCTTAGACATTCTCCCCAGTTCTCGTGATCTTGCGTGGGGCAACCTGTTCTACACGGCATTATGACCTCAATACTAGAAATCCATTATGTGCTTCATCCGATGCGGCATCGGCTTCTGCTTGGGTCTTTATTGTATAACCAAGACCTGTCAAAACATCCTTGACCGCTTCGGTGACAATATGACTTCTTCCGCCAAGGAAAACATAGTCGTACTCGTCTAGTTCATCCTCGGTTACTGCTCGAGATGTGGTTACAGTAGCCCCATCTATCAGGACTGCCACACCCCTTGGGGATACAACCCTTCTCCACCACTTGTCTCGTAGTGGGAAACCTTCCATCACTTGTGGTGGGTAAAAGGTATAAGTAGCCATATCTCTCCTTTGTAGAGAGGGGGTGAGTTGCCCCACCCCCTCAACTAATTAGCTCAGATTAAAGAGCTGATGCACCGGTTTCCAAACGAACAACTGCTGCATCACGGAAGATGCCCCAGCCGCCGAAGTACTTCCAGCCGAGTGCTGACTTACGGCGAAGGATGTCGATCTGAGGTGCAATGACGGTTTGTACATCATAGACATTAGCCTCAAGAAGAGCTTCCTTACCAACTGCAACAGCCTTGTAGACAGTTGCAGATGATGCACCTTCAGCAGCAGAAGGAACACGAGTTGTCTGAACAACTTGGAATCCTTCAAGAACACCGATGGTGCCAGTCAAAAGGTTGCCAACATTCTCAGTTGTGTACTTGTGAATGTCAACGAATCCACCTGATCCAGTTTCGGCACGAAGGTCGAAAGCTTGGCGTGGGTGAATGAACAGAGTATAGAGATCTCCAACACGAGGTTGTGCTGAAGCCTCTAGAAGCGTGGTCTGAGCCTTACGAAGCATTGTTGTCGAAAGGACATCAGTTGCTGTAAGGGTTGCTGTTGAGGTACGGGTTCCACCGTACTTAACAACAGATCCAGCAGTTAGTGCAGTAGCAACAAGCTGATCCAAAGTATCGGCAGCGTTGTATGCAATAGCATCACCAATCATTGTATCAATGTCGGAAAATGCAGCGAAGTTTACCTTCTCAGTTTGCTCAACTGCATTACCGTATTCGGTAACAGTTACAGTTACTTGAGATGGGTTTGCCAATGCAACTGGAGTTATATCAGATGCCTCGGTTAGAGCTGTGGTAGCAGCAGTCAAGTTAGCATAAAGTGAAAACTTGAGAGTGGTACCCGGGTTGGTCATTGAAACTGGTCGTAGATCTGCAACAGAACGCATAACAGGAAGTGAGCGGAGTGCAGCACGAACATATGTGTCATATGCTGTTACTACGAGGTTGCCAAGACCAGAGATTTGTGTAGTTGCCATTAGGCACTACCTCCTATTTTCTTGGTTAATAGCCCTGCTTACCAAGATCTGCAAAGAGCTGCTTTAAGGCTTCTGGGCCTTTGGCAGCAGCTTCATCCATTTGAGATTGAATCAACTTTTCTCTGTCGGCTGTCATGCCGGCATCCATGGTTGATTGAGCCTTCATGTAATTTTCTTTGAAACCTTCTGGCAAGTTAGAGCTTGCTTGGTTGGTTGATTGACTTTCGATTCCGAAAACATCTCCGTATTCAGAAAGCCAAGTCGACAACGATTCCTCCGTGAGGTCGATGTCCGGTGGAATGAATGCCGCTATTTTCGGATTCACACCACGAGAGGTGAGGGTTTCTTTGATGGTTCTATCTCGTTTTTCTTTACGCAGTTCGGAAAGCTCTGCCTGAATTTCTTTCAGTTGCTTTTCTTTTTGCTTATTAGCTTTGCGTAGTTGAGAAAATGCATCATTCGAATCTAATTCGAAATCTTCCTCATCATCTTCATAATTGGACATTTGTCCTACTCCCTTTTTCTATGTTTGTCGCTGGCCTCAAATAGATCGGGGAATCTACTTGGCTCCAACTGCCGGGTTAATACTCATCTCAAGCTCCGGTATATCTAGAGATGGAGTGGGTGTTCAGGTCTTGAACCTGAATGACTGCCAGTCACCCGACCGATTAAACGGTTCTTGTTTTTAATGCTCTCTGACCAACACCTGTTGTTCCAGAGAACTGTGCAAGGTTTGTAGCTCTTAGTCTGCTCATGGTTTCTGTGGCTCCGACATCTCCACCGAACTCGGCAGCGATAGCTTCTTTGGCTCCAAAATTTTCGCCATAGATTGAAGCAAGATCTCCATACTGCTGAATGTTTCTAGCAACCTGTGAGAACTTCTGTCTTTGAGTTCCATAGGCAAGTGATCCTGCACCATACTGCTGTGCAATATCTGCTTGCTCTTTGGTTAAGCCTTCAAGCAGGGCTGCTGCTGTATTGAGGTTCTTACCTGCAATACCTTCAAGAATTGATTGACCTCTTGCTGGATCAATCATATAGGCAGTAATCATGTCATCACTAATACCATAGAGACTCTTAAGTTGACCACGGATTCCCGGATTAGTTGTTTGCACGAAATCTCTATATGCTTGGAATACATTTGCTACATCAATATTTGTATAGTTGTTTTGTAGGAATGTCTGGAAATCACTTGTTTGATCGTAGAAACCTTTTGGTGCATTATAGGAAGTAAGAACCTTTTGGTATTCATCTTCCATGCCAACAATAGTTTTTTCATCTAATGAACGATATCCAGCCTTAATACGAGCTTCATTAACCTTACCGAATCTTTCATAGTAAGGTGCTGTTTGGATCAGTTGTAGATAGAAACCTTCTGTGGTTGTAGGTATCTCATCAAACTTCTTACCACTTCGGTCTACGCCTTCTCCTTTGAAAATATCAGAGATTACTTTACCGAACTCTGGAACACCCATTTGGGTGAATCGTTCTGTAATAATGTCAAATGCAGACTTGCGTTCTTTGGCTAACTGCTCAAGCTTTGCTTGCTCGGCAGCTTTCTGTTGAGCAGTAAGTTGTGCCTGAAAACTAGCCATTGATTTTGCAAGAGCTGCATCAATAGCAGCTTGAACCTGCTCTGGTGTCATTCCTTGCGGTGAAGTATCTGGTGCTGGAGTATCTGTAAATGTTCCATCGCTGTAATAAGTACGAATTACACGACTGGCACCGGATCCAAGGATCTCAGTTCTTACAACAGTTTTACCTGTTGGAGTTCCAACGATTTCAGTACTTCCATCATCATATGTAACTGTAAATGTGCCATCGGGATTTTTAACACGAGATACTTCTTTTTTACCAGTTTTACTTGCAGGAAAGTTTGGCTTAAATGTTCCAGATACTGGATCATATGTATATGGTGAAGTTGGTGTTACTTCTTCTCCATCTGCTGTTGTATAACCAGTTTCTGTTCTAGTTGCACCGACTGGTATTGGGCCAGTAAATTGCCCACCTTCTGATGCCGGGGTAGTAAGTGGGCTTCCTGTTGGAGTTCCTGTTGGAGTTCCTGCTGCTTCAGCAGTTACACCCAATGGAACATTTCTTGATTTTGGTGCATCTGGAATTGTAATTGTTGTTCCTGAGAACAAGGTTTTGCCATCATTATATTTAGCTTGTTTAGTTAGTTTAGGGTTGGCATCAAGCAAAGCAGAGACTGTAGTATTGTTTGCTTTAGCTATACTAGAAAGCGTTTGACCGCTTTTAACCTTTACTTTTTCTGCCATGTTATAGTCCTAACATATCCTTGAGTTGTAATGTAACTGTGTCTGCCTTACCACGAGCATTAGATGTGAACTGCCAACGACTATCCTTAAACAGACTTTGTTCAAACATCCATAAAGGAACTGTCTCATAAGAAGTTGTAGAACCTTTAGCATCTGTAATTGCCTTACCCTGCATAGCCTTGCGGATTGTAGGATCTTCAAGATCTATACCACCCTCTGGGATTTCCAGAATACGAACCATTGCTTGGATGTATGGGCTGGCAATAGCCAACGGAGATTCTCCATTAAGGATTCGATCACGGAAAGCAGGGAAAGCTGCAACAGCTTGTTGACGGAGATTCTCATCAATCTGCTCATTACTAGAATCTCCAAGGAAAACATTCTTGGCAAGATTAGTTGCTGCTTCATCAGTAATGGATAGACCATACTGACGATACTTAGTCTGCACCATCAATTTATTTGAATTGATTTGTTGTTGAACCTGTGGCTGAGATAGATACTTATCTGTCTTGCGGATACCCTTTTCGAAGTCTGCAAGGTTTGTAGACTTAGTTAATAGCTGTTGGAATAAAGGATCATTCACAGAGAACTGTGAAGCAGCCATATTAAAGTTTTTAGTATAAGTCTGGATATAGTCAGCAGCAGCTCTATCAAAGTCAAGACCTGCCTTCATTGCACGAGCAATGTCTGGCTTGACAGTTTCTAACTGATACTTCTCGATAGACTTAAGACGAATCTGATATTGAACTTCATCCTTGTCTACCACCTTTGCAAGAAGCTTATCTCTGAAAGAGGTCTCTTCTTCTTTGGTTAAGGTAATACCATTAGATAAAGCATAGCCACCTATTGTTGCATTAACTCTCTGATTAACATCTTTATACCAAGCAGTATTACGAAGATACCCTTCAACATTTCCGGGTAGTTCATTAGCCTTAGCAAACTTAATTAGATCGTTATAGATTGTAGGATAGTTAGCCTTGAAGTATTCAAGTAGATACTTCGATCCATAAGTTCCAAGAGTTGACTCTTGTTTTGTTGTTAAACCTGTGCCTTCTTCAGCAGTTGCTGTAGCAAGGATTCCATTGTTGTATTTTTTTTT